AGTTTACAGCGTTCGCAGCAACAGTCAAAAAAGTTCTAGATCAGAAGGTAAAATCGCATCCTTATATCAAAAATAAGAAAGATGAAATGGAAGGATACGCACGTATCAAAGACATTTTTGCACAGATTGATTCAGCAAAAAAACCTGATGAAAAACAAGAACAAGAAAAACCAGAAACTAAAAAAGAAGACACTGCATCAATTGATGAAGAATAATTGTAGTGAGAATTAAATTTTAAATTCTTATCTCAGTACAGCATGTCAAAGAGGAGTAAATCGATGAAACTTATTCTCGAACAAGCCGTACCATTAGATGGATATTGCGTTGAAGATATTAATGAGGCAAGTGGTTATAAAACTAAATCATATTTTGTCGAAGGCGTATTCTCAACAGCTAACGTAAGAAATGCTAATAAGCGTATCTATCCAACAAATGTATGGCAAAAACAAGTCCTTGAGTATCAATCCGTTCTTAAAGGTTCAGGATTAGAGAAACTTGGCGAGTGGCAACATCCTCCACGTACAACAGTTGACCCAATGAAAGCAGTTATCAAGATTACTGAACTTCGTATGGAAGGTGACTTCGTTTACGGAAAAGCAAAATTGCTTGATAATCCTGAGGCAAACAGATTGAAAAATCTTATTGATGAAGGCATCAAAATTGGTATCAGCTCACGTGGTGTAGGATCAGTAGGACGTGACGGTGTGGTAGAAAGTTTTAAACTTATCACATATGATCTAGTTGATAACCCAAGTAACCCAGGTAGTTACTTAAATGGTATATCAGAGTCGTTAATTGTCGAAAATGGTGTAGTACAAGATTTTGATTACGAGGTAACAGAATCGGGTGAGATTGAGAAGGTAACAATGTGTAGCGAAAGCGGTTGTTCAATTGTCGATAAAACTTTGGTACAAGAAGCAGCAAAAGGCAAATTTAAAGATTTATTCAGTATGTTATCAGAGATTGAATCTAATCCTGAAACAGCAGCATCACCTAAATTCTATAAAGTAACACATAAAATTGGTTCAGCGTATGCAAAGAAATTTAATGTTTCACCAGATGGCAAACGTGCAATGGACAAACTAATGGTTGCACTTGATGATAGCGTGAAAGATCTTAAAGACGATGACAAGGCAACAGCGATTAACGATATTATGTATTCTATAATCGAAGCTGTTAACTTAAAGTTTAATATTAATAAATAATATTGTAATTAATTAAAAGGAAAATAAGATATGGAAAATATCCTTGCTAAACTTGATGAAGCTGTTTTCACAGACGAGTTGAAGAAAGAAATTTCTGAATCTTTTACATCAGCAGTTGATACTAAAGTTGAAACACTTGTAGCAGAAAAAATTGTTGAATTGGTAGAAGCTAAAGAAAAAGAAATCACAGACAAATTCGTTGCTGAAGCTGCAGAATACAAAGAAAAATTGCTTGAAAATCTTGATGAGTTTTTGAACTTGATCGCTGAAGAGTATATCAAAGAAAACAAAATCACAATTGAAGAAAGCGTACAGGGCGAAAAACTCGAATCTCTATTGGAAGGTTTCAATGCATTGCTTATCGCAGGTGGTGTAGAATTGAAAACTATTTCTGAAAACCTTGATGACACAGAAGCACGTGAAGCAATTGCTGAGAGCACAGCACGTATCGATGCACTTGTTGTTGAAAACATGGAATTGAAAAAACAAAAAGCTGAACTTCTTAAAATGGGCCTTGTTGCTGAAGTAAAAGATGGTATGAGCGTTGTTCAAAAAGAAAAATTCGACAAACTCGCAAGCGTAGTTGAATTCGATGCAAGCAATTCAGCAAAATACTTGAAGTCACTTGAAGTATTAAAAGAAAGTGTAATGGGTTCAAAAACAGATGACGTACCTGCAGCAACAGCTGACGTACCTGCTGTATCCGTAACAGAGGCCGTAGAAGCGTTCGAAGGTTCTACATTAGATAAATCAGTTGCAGATTCTGCACGTTTTTTCTAAAACATAAATAAAACAAATCAATTAATAAAAGGAAACAAGGTAATATGCAAAACCTAACAGAAAAATTCCAAAAAGAATTGTTGAGCGAAAATTTTTCGTCAATTAAGAAATCAGACATGAATACTATGGCTGTTATTCTTGAGCAACAAGAAAAAGCTATCGAAGCAATGTTGAAAGAAGGGACAGCTGCAGCTGACATCGCAGGATTTACAAAAATCCTTATGCCTCTTGTACGTCGTGTATATCCTAACTTGATCGCAAACGAAATTGCTGGTGTACAACCACTTGCAGGTCCAACTGGATTCATCTATGCAATGACAAGTTCTTACACTGGTAACGGTATCAATGGTATCTCTCCAAGTCCTAAAAAACAAATCGTTGTTGTATCTAAAGCAGAAGGTGATCTTTTAACAGTTGCTGGAAAAGTTATTTACAAAGAATCAGCAGTAGTAGACGGTGTTGACGTAGTTAAAGTTCTTTGGAACGATGTAACTGCAGTAGCAAACGGAACTAACACAATCACTGACGGTACAAATACTGCAGTTATTCTTGACACGTACTCAAACGAAGCAACATTTAATCGTGTTCTTAAAGGTTACACAGGTCCATTCAGTACAGCAGCGGGTGAAAAACTTGGCGAAGACATGAATGAAATCGGATTCGAATTGAAACGTAAATCAGTTGAAGCACAAACTCGTAAATTGAAAGGTAAATATACCCTTGAGATGTACCAAGATTTGAAATCTCAACACCAATTGAACGCTGATGAAGAACTTATGGGTATCATGAGTTACGAAATGCAAGCAGAAATTGACCGTGAAATCATCAACAAAGTTAACAACACAGCACGTGTTGCAACAGATGCTGCAATCGGTGGTTACGATGGACGTTGGGAAATCGAAAAATATCGTATCCTTGCAATCAAACTTGCTGACGAAGCAGCTAAAATTGGTCGTTTGACACGTCGTGGTGCGGGTAATACATTGCTTGTATCTCCAAAAGTATCAGTTGTTCTTGAAGCACTTGGTGGATTCACTGCAAGTGGTGTACAAACAACAGTTGACGGTATGTCTACAGCAGTAGCAGGAACATTCGATGGTCGTTACAAAGTTGTTGTTGACACTTTCGCAGAAAACGATTATGCAACTGTATTGTACAAAGGTCAAGATCGTCGTGATTCAGCTGTATTCTTCAGCCCATACGTTCCAGCAACGTTCCAACGTGTAACATTGCAAGAAAGTGGTCAACCAGCGATCATCTTGTCACAACGTTATGCAGTTGATACAACTCCTCTTAACCCAGAGAACTTCATCAGTACATTCGGTGTAGATTTCACAGCGGCAGCAGGT